TAGGGCGTCAAATTGATCAACTTAACTCAGCAGGAGCTAAAGAAGGTTTTACCACTTTTAACGGTTTGAAAGAGCTTCGTAAAAACATTAATGACACGTTAATGGACCCAGCTTTAGGGATAAAAGACACTACGCCTCGCCGCCTTTTAAATAGCCTGAAAAGCGATATAGATCGTATGATGGACCCTACAAATTATAAACGGGATGGGCTAAAACTTACAGGATTGAGTGGCACGAAAGCAGAACGTGCTAATAATTCTAAAACAGTCAAAAAGGCAATGGGGCAACTGTTAGACGCTCGTGCTTCTTATCGCGGCGAGATTAAATTATTTAACGATTTAGAAACTTTGGGAATTATTAGAAATTTAGGAGATTCTGGTGAAAACGTAAAGCTAACTGCGGGTCGTTTATTCGACAGGATTACAGATAGTCCTAAAAGAATAGCTGCTGTTTTAAACTCCGCAGGCAGTTCCATATCCCAAATCAGCCGTGATGAATTACGTCAAACTTTGGCTAAAAGTTACCTTGATGACGCCTTGCTGGTAGCTAATAAAGACTTTGGCGATCCGACTAAATTCAATGGAGTGCAATTTAATAATAAAATAAAGAAGTTGGGCAAGTCAGGCAAACTTCTTTTTGGAAACCAGTGGGACGAAGTTCAAAGCCTATCCAAATCACTTTCGTATAATGGCGTTAAGAAAATTGACGATCAAATTATGCAAAGAATTGTTTCTCAGAACCCAAGTGACAATATTGTTCAGACTTTGAAGAGCGTTCAAGATGCTCAAATAGGTCTTGATAAATCTCTTTCAACAAGAGCTTTAAGAAATCTGGCAGATGGCACAATAGAGCCTGAAGAAGCTGCGACTTTACTTTTGAGCAAGGACACCTCTGCTTCTCAAATGGACAGAGTAATGAAGTTCTTCTCTGACAATGATGCTGCAAGAGAAACAATAAAGCGAACAATTATAAGTGATATACTTGGCTCGGTAGATGAAGACATCTTTGTTAATGAAGCCGCAGCATCTTCTCTTAGAAAAGCATTAGAAGCCTATAAGCCAGATATGTTGAATAAAGTTTTAGGGAAGCAACAAGTAAAAGACATTAGAGAGCTTTCTGATATGCTCGTTCTCCTAAGTGACACTGGCAAAACAGGCGCTGGTGGGTTAGCTGCTCAAGCTATTCGCACAGGCATGGTTACTAATCCTGCCGCAAATTTTAAAAAGGGGATGAGGTTCAAAGCACTTAACTACGTTTTAAACAATCCTCAGACCGTAAGAAAAGCAATAGAATTTAAAGCTGGTCGTACAAGCCCAGACGCTGTTGCGCAAAGTGTCGCTCAAGTCATGAATGAATCATACGCACAAATTACAGGTTCAGGTGTTCCATTAACACAAAGAGCCAGCGGATTAGGAAAAGGTATAGTTTCTGGATTGCAAGCGGCTAATCGTGGTCAAACAGCAGTTCGTCAAGGTGGCGCAAGGGCGTTGTTAGCAGACCAAGAGGCTCGCGGAACTCGCCCTCCACAGCAAATGATGGAAATCCCTAAAGTAATTCAACCAACAGCTACTGACATTCAAATACAAAGAACTGTTGATCCAGAAATTGCTAGGCAACGCAATAATTTACGCGAACGCGCAAAAACAAATCCATACATTGCCGCCTCACTGTTAGGTGGGTTGGGCAACGCAGGACTTCTCTAGTCTTCTAGGACAGATGACAGACCCCCAATGCCAACGGCAGCGGGTGTAGAGACAGGAGCCGTGGCTCTTGGCTGGCTATTGACACGAGATTGAATCTTCTCGTATGTTTCATCAATCATGCGTGCAAGCTGACGGCCTATAGCACGATCCTCTTGATCGGATATAAATATTAGCTTTTCATACGCTTCAATCGAAACGCCTACGGATTTGTATTTTCCGGGGTTTGGCATGGAGTTTCCTTTCCCATAAATGACCTTTTCTCCTGTATATAATCCCAAACGGCGTGGGTCAAGACCCAAATACGGAAACACGAAAGTTACCATTCAAGGTATCAAGTTTGATTCTAAGTGGGAAGGCGAACGCTATCTATATATAAAGTCGCTCGAACGCGCTGGGGTAGTCAAAGACCTTGAGCTACAGGTCAGGTTCAACCTACTGGTAAACGATCAGAAGATATGCGCCTACATTGCTGACTTCCGCTACAAGCGCGAAGACAAGGACGGTGTGTGGCATGAGATTGTCGAAGACGCCAAGGGCGTAGAAACCCCTGAGTTTAAGCTAAAGAAGAAGCTGATGAAGGCTTGTCTAGGCATAGAAATATTTCTTTCCAAAAAAAGTTCTTGACAGTTACCCACACCATATGGTTATAGTTGGGACTCTAGTAACAAGCGGAAAGGAATCGACATGAATAGTCGTGAATTGTTCGAGCGTCGAAACGAACTCAAAGAGAAAATCTCTGGTCTTCGTGATGAACTAAAAGACGTAGAAGATCAGCTATCAGATACATACTTGCCTATGGCAAGGGATATGCTGAGAGCAAATAACAAAGACTTCGGCTCTGTAAAACTTACTGATGGCAATCGTAGGCTTAAAGCTAACGTAGCCAAGAAGGTTGTGTGGGATCAAGATATGTTGCGTGACGCGCTGGGCGAAATGTCCAACGAAGACGCACGACATTACGGAAAGCTGACTTTCGCTGTCGAAGAGCGCAAGTTCACAGCGGCTACACCCACAATTCAACGCGTTCTTGAAGAATGCCGTACTACGGACGTAGGACGTTTCACCATTGAAATCGAGGAAGACTAATGGCTTTACAAATCATTACAGCAGATCAGCGTATGGCTGAGAAAAAAGGTCACAAGATCGTAGTTTGTGGCGCAAGCGGTGTGGGTAAAACCACACTTGCTCGCACCCTAAATCCAGCCTCGACATTGTTCATGGACTTGGAAGCAGGAGATGCGGCTATCGAAGGGCATCCTATTGATGTCATTCGCCCTAGAACATGGGCAGAGTGTCGTGATCTTGCTTGCTTCTTAGGTGGGGCAAACCCATCTTTGGCAGAGGATCAACCGTACAGTCAGTCGCATTACGATTATGTGTCTCAAGTGTATGGGGATGGCTCAGACGTATGGCAGAAGTACGATACGCTGTTCGTAGACTCTATCACCGTGGCAGGACGTTTGTGCTTCCAGTGGTGCTTACAGCAGCCAGAAGTACGGTCTGACCGATCTGGTAAGATGGATACTCGTGCGGCGTATGGGTTGCATGGTCGTGAGATGATGTCATGGCTAACCCACATTCAGCACATCCGTTCTAAGAACGTAATCTTCGTTGGAATTCTTGACGAAATTACTGACGAGTACGGACGCAAGCAATACTCCCTTCAGATTGAGGGAAGTAAAACTGGCCGTGAATTGCCCGGAATTGTTGACGAGGTAATCACAATGTCAGTGTTAACAGGGGATCACGGTCAGTATCGTGCCTTTGTATGTCAACCTCTAAACGAATGGGGCTATCCAGCCAAAGACCGTTCTGGCAGACTAGACACATTAGAAGAGCCTCATCTTGGTAAATTAATTGATAAGATGAGCCAAGGCTCAAACAAAACCGATAAGGAATTAACCTTTGTCGATCCTACAACTCAAACTTCTAGCGAAGGAGAAGCATAATGCTTAATTTAAATAATGTACCTCAAGACGAAAACCCGCAAAACCAAGAGTTCGCTCTTATTCCAGCAGGCACAGTAGCTCGTGTCGTGTTAGTTGTTCAGCAAGGAGATGTAGAAATCTCTGAGTTTGGTCAAGGTCAATGGTTTAAGAAATCTGCGACTACAGCCGCTAAGTGGATGAACCTAGAGTTCACCATTGTTGGTGGTCAGTTTGATCGTCGCAAGTTCTGGCACAGCGTATTTGTCGATGGCGATAAGATGGGTCAAAGCGGTATGCCTCTTGCCAAAGAGATTGGTCTTCGTACTTTGAAATCAATCGTTGAGAGCGCACGCAACATTAATCCATCTGACGTAACGCCTCAAGCACAACAAAATCGCAACATTAGCGGAATGTTTGACTTGAACGCGATGGAGCTTTGTGTGAAGGTTGGTGTTAAGAAAGGCACAAATGGTTACAAAGACAGTAATCAGTTGATGGTCGCTCTTACGCCAGATCATAAAGAATTCCTGCCCCAAGGAAACATTCCAATGCAGTCAACTCCTGCGGCTGGAATGCAACAAGGACAACAGCAACAAGCGGCTCAACCCGCCTCTGGCGCAGTTCCTTCATGGGCGCAGCAGTAATTCTAGCGACAGGGCCGTTCCGCGCCTGCTAGAACACGGACAGGGGGGCCGTGGTCGCTATGCCCCCCAATTTACCACTCTACTAGCAAATAGGAGAAATCACATGCGTCCAACGTATGAGACAAGTGAAGACTTACTTAATGAGAAAGATGTTATTACAAAGTTTTGTGATACTTGGATTAATTTAAGTTTTGCAAAATTGCCGAAGCAATATCATCTTGATTATTGTTTAATGATAGGTGATGCAGTCACAGGTTTTTGTGAAGTAAAAGTTCGCAAAAACACTCACAACAAGTACAACACCTATATACTTTCTGTTGCCAAGGTTTCAGCCGCTAAAAACTTGCAAGACGCCTGCGGTTTATCTAGTGTTCTTGTCGTCAAATGGACAGACAAAATAGGCTATGTCGCATTTAACTATGATTGGCCTGTGTTCGTAGGTGGTCGTAAGGATCGCGGTGATTGGCAGGACGTAGAACCTGTTGTCCACATCCCCTTATCAAATTTTAAGTATTTGGATTAAGATATGATATTACGTCCTTATCAAAAGATTGCTGTTTCTGACGCTTGTAATGCGTTGGATAAGCATGGAAATACATTAGTTGTCGCCCCTACGGGTGCTGGCAAAACAATTATGCTCTCTGCCCTCATTGGCGAACGCCATAAGGCAGGCAAGAGAGTTCTAGTCATTCAACATCGTGACGAGCTTGTTAAGCAGAACAGAGAGAAATTCCAGAAGGTTAATCCCTACATCACGACAAGCATTGTCAACGGAACAGTCAAGCATTGGGATGGCGAGGCTGTGTTCTCAATGATTCAAACAATGTCACGCGACAGAAACCTAAGAGATCGCCCGTTGTTTGATATGGTTGTGGTTGACGAGGGACACCATGCGGCGGCTCCAACATATACAAAGGTAATTGACGCTGTTCGTGAAGACAACGAACACGCTGAGATCGTAGGCTTTACTGCAACGCCCAACCGTGGCGATGGCAAAGGTCTGCGCTCTGTATTCAATAACTGCGCACACCAGATCGAATTGGCTACGCTGATACGCGAAGGCTTCTTGGTACGCCCTAAGAGCTACGTCATTGATCTAGGTGTAAGCGAACAATTAGATAAGGTCACAAAGCGTGGCAAAGAATACGACATGGAAGAAGTCGCCGCGATTATGGATCGACAGGTCATTAATGATCGCATTGTGGCTGAGTGGCAGGAGAAAGCAGGGGATCGCAAGACCGTTGTATTCTGCTCGACAGTCGCTCATGCCGAACACGTTTGCGATGCTTTTGTTCGACAGGACATAAAAGCTGACTTCGTAACAGGTGAGACAGACAAAGATAAACGCGCTGAGATGCTGCACAATCTTGAGTTTGGTGATCTGCAAGTTATCGTAAACGTGGCAGTTCTAACCGAAGGCTTTGACGCTCCTCCTGTATCTTGCATCGTTCTAACGCGTCCATGCTCCCAAAAGGGAACAATGGTTCAGATGATTGGGCGCGGTCTGCGCATTCTTGATCCTGAGTTATACCCGAACATAATCAAAACCAATTGCGTTGTTATGGACTTTGGTACGTCTATCATTACGCACGGTGGTTTGGACGAAACCGCGAACCTAGATGGCTCAGAAAAGTCAGAAGGTGGCGATGCTCCTACTAAAATTTGCCCAGATTGTGAGAGCGAAGTAGCCTCCAACACAAGGGTTTGCCCTATCTGCGAACATGAGTTCGAGAAGAGAGTAAAAGAAGAATTAGACAATTTCGTTATGACTGAGTACGATCTTATGCAATTGTCTCCGTTTATGTGGATTGATCCATACGGACTAGGCACTGCAATGATGGCTACAGGCTTCAATGGCTTCTCTTTAGTGGGTAAGGTCGGAGAATACTGGATCGCTATCGTGAAGGCGCAGAAAGGGAAGGCTAGAGTTGTTTCTATAGGAGAGAAAGTGCAGGCAATGTCGGCGGCTGATGACTTTCTTCGTGAGATCGAAGATAGCAGTGCGGCGAACAAAACTAAGCGTTGGCTAAACCAACCAGCTTCGCACAAGCAGAAAGAGCTATTGCGCAAGTATGACGTAGAAATAAACATGATGGACTTCTCTTGGACTAAATACAAAGCCGCGTGCTGCTTGGGGTATTACTTCAATAGAACACAGATAGACAAATTGATCGCGGATAATTGGGTAAAGTTAAATGGAGGAAGTAATGACTAGAGGCGAAATACTAGACACAGCAAGAGAATATGTCACCAAAGACCGTGCAGAACAGCATGGAGATTTGGAAGAGAATTTTAATAGAATAGCTGATCTATGGAATAGCTATTTAGAGGGTTCTCACATCAGCGTTACAGATGTTGGTGTAATGATGACCCTTCTAAAAATCGCAAGGATCAGGTCAACGCCTAAAAATGCAGATCATTGGCAGGACGCATGTGGTTATATGGCATGTAGTGGTGAGTTGGCAACTAAGGAAAGTTAATGCCAAGATTTGAAATGAACCTGATGATAACTGAGAAATCAGGTGAAAGGGTAGAGACAATTGAATATGAAATAGTTTGCTTCGTTAATAACCCTGCTGACTTCAATGAAGTTGAATCATCTGCAAATCTGGTAATCAACGATCATTTAGAAGGTGCAAAAAATATAGTATTATTTGGAACGGCTGTTGTTGAGATAAAAGGTAAAGAGGTTTTTAACATAAGTTTTAGAAATAAAGACGCAGATCAAGATGAAATTAACAGCATAATAAATTTATGCGTAACAGGAGAGGGGACAATACATTGAGCGAAGTTGATACAGCACCAACGCCTATGAAAGAATTAGCTTTTATATTGGGTAAGTTTGGTTGGGGTACAAGGTTTTCTGATCTTTCAGAAGAACAAGTACAAACACTTATATTTGGAATACAAGAATCAAAACGTCTAGCAGCGGAGATCGACATTGGAAAACTCGAAGACACTTACTTTAAGTCAACAGGCTCTTGGCCCTCTACTTCAATCCCGTTCTAAAACTGATCCAGTAGCGGATCACATAAGGGAAGCAGTAGACAACGCCATAGTTGCAGGGGAAGAGAAGCGTGAAAGACGCGCATATATTGGTGCGTCTAGCATTGGTGATGAATGCCAGCGCAAAATACAGTATCGCTATCTCGACTACCCTATTGATCCTGACAAGGCTTTTACGGCACGCACGTTGCGTATCTTTCAGTTCGGGCATGAGATCGAAGACTACACAGCCAAGTGGCTCAAGGACGCTGGTTTTGATCTGCGCACAGAGCAGAAAGACGGCAAGCAGTTTGGGTTCTCAATCGCTGATGGAGAAATCAAAGGACACATAGATGGCGTGGTTTGTGGTGGGCCAGTGGCTATGGATTATCCTAGCCTATGGGAATGCAAATCAGCTAACGACAACAAGTTTAAGGCTTTCGTAAAGC